TGCTTGTTAAATGGGGCAAAGAAGTAGCATCCGATGAAGACTATATAAGCATAGCTATAAGGGCTGGTCTAGAAGAGTATGTAGATGCTTGAGATAACAAGCGATAAGTAGCACTCCAAAAAGATTCGGTAGAAAAATCTGAGGGGCTTACGCTATATACGCGTGCGTTATTAATCCCCCGCATACCCGTAAGATTATTATAGGGGAGGGATAAAAGGTACGCGAAAGCAAGTAAATGTGGCTACAAAGTGGCTACAAAAACAGTTGAACCTTTTATTAAAGGGCTAAAACCGCGGATTTAAAATCCGTTGCACTTAGTGAGTGAGGTTTTTTTTCGCAAATCGATAGAGATTGCAGGCTGTTTGCGTCACTGATTCAGGGCTTTTGTTAGTCGCGTTGTTAGTGTATTTGCATGAATTGCTTGTTTGTATCTTTTTCTCTTTCGATGTTCTATTTTCATTTATTTTTGAAATGATTGAAACTTGAATCAATACCGCTTAAACACTAGCACTTAGCTTTTTTATTCTCATAAACTATTGTTATTCAATGCTTTATATACGAGATTGCTTTGACTTAGTAAAGATCAGTAAACTTTTTTCATTTTGTATTTCGCTGATTTACAGCAACTTACAACAATCTTGAAAAAAAAGATTTGCAATCAAATAAAATTCTGACATAGCTTTTCAACATCGCTAGTAATTCAGCTTTCGATCAAAACCAAAATATCTTATGAATAACGAATATACCTATCAAATACCTAGCTATGCACTTAGCTATATCTACAACGGAGACGACAGCGGTCTAGAGCAAGACGACATTGACAGCATCGATGCTTTTCTTGCTAGAGAGCACTACATTGACACTTGGGACATTTTGGATGAAGCAGAATATTTTTGCACTACTCCAGAATTTGGCTTGTCTTGCAATGTTGTTGATGTTGTAGGTGTGCAATTTGCAAACTCTTAATTCAAACAACCAAAACCAAAAATATATCATGTACCTATTAAAATCATTCAGTCCTTCAGACAAAACTCAAAAGCTTTACACCTTCGAAGGTGATCTTTACAGAATAGACAAGCTTGGATTCTGTGGTGATCTAAAACCTGTCAGAAGAGATGTATCAAAACATTACAGAGAGATTGACAGCATCAATAAGTTAAAAGCTTGTTTGCGTGCGGGTCAATATACTTCAGTTGGAATGTATACTTTATACTTCATTACAGAAGATGGTGCTTGTTTGTCCTTTGACGCTGTATTTGAGAACTTAGAGGAAATCTTTTATTCCATGCGTAACAACATGCGAGACGGCTGGAACATTATTGGAATGGCAAGTGTACAAGAAACAGATGAAGAGATTTTCTGTGCTCACACCGGCAAACTTATTTCCTAACAAATCAATAACACCAAATAGAATGAAAAATTACAAAGAATATATAGACTACTGCCAACGCTTGGCTGAAGATATTAACGATAGCTACTCAGACGATATTGAATTGACTGAACGCATCCATGAAATCGCTGATGGTTGCCAATATGTTATCTATTACAGCAAAGCGTGGGATTTAGTGAACATGATGCGAGAATATAACCATGAGCTATTCATGCAGGCTGTAGAGGAAGTTCAAGACAACGGCTTTGAGTTTGAAGGTGATATAAATGCTCACATTACTTGGATTGCTTTCTTTCTTATTCGCAACGGCATCCATTCAGCTTATCAACATATTGAATCGGAGGTGGTAGCATAATGAGTAAGAATTGTTTTAATACTATACCTTATCGAGGCGGTTTCATTCACATTTGTTACAACAGCGTAACGCATACTGAAGAAATCAAAGTTAGTTATAACTCACACGCTTTTCCTGATTTATGTAATACCTTAATCGGTGCAAAGCGTAAACTCACACGAATCTCTAAAAATCCTCTATTTAACTAATCACTATGAAACAAAAACTCATTGACCTCCTAAAAGACTCCTTATTCATCATCTTAGCCTTTGGTAGTTTTTGGCTATTCGCTTTGATCTACTTTACCTCATGAACTTAATTGAATCATATTGCAAAGCTGTTGCTGGCAACGGCAAAGAAATAACTATAACCATTCAAGACAAGCTAACAGATAAGCTGTTTGATAGAGTTAAAGCTGTTGCTATTCAATACGACATAGCTTGCCATGCTCACACATCAGGAATCTTGTTAAAACCTAAAGTTACCGTATGAAACAACAATATGAAGTAATCTGCTTGGACAAGGTTAACAAACCGAAACCTGTTGCAACCATCACAGAAAACTCTCAAACAAAAGCCAGAGAAGCAGGTAAAAGACTAGCAATAGCTCTTAACCTTAGATTCCACAATGCTAAATTAATTAAATAATATGAAAATAAAACAAATTAAAGAAGGTGATCTTGTCACATATCGAAACGATTTAGGGGATAAATTAAAAGGCAAAGTTGTATTGATTTTTACATCCCTACAAGGCAACCGATGCGTCCACATAGATAACTTTTACCTAACCAAACTATTAACCGAGGTTGAACTATGTCAGTAAGTTTTATCTACCAAAACCTACAGTTCCACTATCGGATCGACTCTCACAGCTCCTCACTGCCTTTTATTGCGTGGGGATGTAGGGAGTTACCGATAAGCGGTCAAAGCCCGTCAAAGGAGGCTATGTACAGCGATATTGAAAAGACATTGAAGCAATACTATAGAAACCGATCCTTACCTGTCCGTGAAGCTTGTGATACTTGCGGGTTGACATCTCCAAAAATGGAGGCACAACTTACCTGTCCACAATGCTTAATAAATGACTGATAACTTAACCGACTTTTTACCAATGCAAGATTTAGATACGGATCACATTAAAGCTTTGATCCATCATTACCTGTCCGTTAAGCAAAAGCTTCCGGATAATTTAACTGTCCGTGACAGACTGGAGGAGCTACAAGCGGAACTGATTAACCGATCTTCAACGATTGAAGGAATGATCCGACAGAACACAAACAATCCACTATGAGCCTACTTACCTTTGGAATGTTTGTCTTAGCTGGCTTACTGATCTTTGCCTGGGCCCACGATATGCTATGAAAGAAACCACGAGTGTTAATCGGGCGAAGCAAGTTAACACGATGCAATCCCCTGCGATTCACATACTTGACCCAATAGACATGACCGAGGAACTTATGTTCCACATTTTTAATAACGATATGAACCGAGAGTTGGATGGAAGATGGCTTGACCTTTACCTGTCCTTACAACTCTATAAAGAACACTTGGAGAAACTGGAGGAAGAATGAACGGAGTAAATTACGACAGTTATATTAACCGAGGAAACCCATACGATGATGCAGACTATGAAGAAAGAGAGAGAGAGTGGCTTCTTAAAGAGCTTGAAGAATTTGAAGGTGATGAAGAAGCTATTGAAGAGTGGCTCACCAGAGAAGGATACGACGATCCGAGAAAGAGCTGACTTATTTTGGGAGGCTGAAGCTGACATACTGAGAGATGAGCACCGAAGATTATTACGAAGACGGATGGATTAATATTCCAACTAAACCGATTGACCACAAAGCTATTCACGATGGGTTCAGGTATTTCTGGAATAACTATCAGATAACTGGTTTCAAGCGGGATAAAAACGGTGAATATGTCCGTGATGAGGACGGTAACTTAATCGCTTATCGCACATCCAAACCGAGAGTGATGAACACTGGATGGTTTAACTTTAAGAACGAGAATAATTATACAGATGAGTAAGGGTCATGTAGCTAGGATGCGTGAGTGGGGTAAGGTAGCGTATCGCAACCGACAAGCGAAACTCAGACAGGAGGGAGAGAGTAGTCACACAGCATCGTGCAAGCGGATGTTACAGAGTTGTGCTCCGAAGTTAGGAGACAGGGTCAAACACATCATCGATCAGTTCTCCGGTCCAGGGTACACAACACCACTTTACCTGACCTTCGTCATGGATATGTGTCCGTATGAAATTGCTGTTATTGCTTTGCGTACATTCCTTAATAACTTGGACAACCATTTAGCCATTGGAAAGATGGGTCACCGTATCGGCAAAGCATTTGAGAATGAGGCTAGGTGGAAGTATGCACTTGAGAACTTGAGTCACAACAAGCAAGACCTGTTAGCTATACCTGACCGTAAAAAACAGAGTAAGATTAAACAGTTTTATAAATACGAAGATGTACGGTTTGAATTATGGCATCACAAGGCTAAGGTAGGACTGGGACTGTGGTTGTTGGAGGAAATCAGACAGCAGACTGGTCTATTTAAAGTGGGTATGCGTGACAGTACAAAAAGTAACATGCCGGAACGCTTTGTATTACCTACCACTGAGTTTAAGGACTGGATACATCGCTTTGATAAGTGGAAAGAAGCGGGGCAGGTGTTTAAGATGGCATTACCTGACCGACCTGTTGAGTGGCACGGACTGATGGGTGGTGGATACGATATAGAACAACTACCTGCACAGAAATTCTTTACTGGTAAACCTGTTGAATGGTTTGAAGGGAATAACTACGAGCATGTAATGTCTGCTGTTAACCGATTACAGAAGGTAGAGTGGCAGATCAACAGCGTCATGTTAGATATTACATTGAAGTGTTGGGAGAATGAACGGGTAGTAGGAAACATACCTAATTTTGGAGAGATACCTGAGCAACCATACTACACAGGTGGTGATGAACAGGAGCTGAGTATCTGGAAATTAAAACAGAAAGATATTAAACAGACCAACGCCAGTAACAGCTCTAAAAGATACCAAGCTTGTCGTATTTTACACTTGGCTAAAATGTACAGTAAGTGGGATAAGATATACTTTCCGTATCGTTGTGATTACAGAGGCCGAGTGTACGCTATTCCGTATTATTTACACCCACAAGGTTCTGATTTAGCTAAGAGTTTGTTAGACTTTAAGAATGGTCAACAAGTGGTGGATGAAGAGGACTTGGAAGCTGTACTGGTACACGGTGCGAACATGTGGGGAGTGAAGGGTACAAGAGCGGAGAGGCTAGAGTGGGTAGGTAAACGACAGAAGTTTATACTTGAAGCCGCGAATGATCCACACGGAACCGATTGGTGGACTGAGGCTAGTGATCCGTTTTGTTTCCTGCGTTTCTGTTTGGAGTTTAAGAAGTTTACGGAGGAGGGATACGGATATGTTAGCTATCTGCCTGTGCGTCAGGACTGTAGTAACAACGGTATGCAAATCCTTTCGTTATTACTACGGGACAAAGAGATCGGACGGATGTGCAACCTGGTAGAAGAGGACCGAGCGAATGATATGTATCAATATGTAGCAGATTGTATACATGATGAGTTAGTAAAAGATGGTGGTGTTATTGCTAAGAGTTGGATGCAATACGGTATAAAAAGAAAGATTGCTAAAATGGCAGTGATGAACCGTCCGTACGGTGCTACTAGTTACAACTTAGTTCAGGATTTATTTAAGAGTA